CGCCGATGCCCCAGACCAACCTGGCGGGCTCGGCTGCGCAGTTGAGATCGCCGCGACGATCACCCAGGCGCTCGACTCGGCCAGGATCAAGCAAGGCGTATCACGCGAGACCGTCGTGCAGCGGATGGCCTTCCACCTTGGCGAGCGGCTGAGCGAAGCGACCATAAACAGCTACACCTCACAGGCGCAGGAGAGAAGAGAAATCAGCCTGCGCCGCGCCATGGCCTTCGATGCCGCGATCGGCCAGGACGTCCTGCTGGCCCTGTACGCCAGGAAGCGCGGAGACCGCCAGATCGTCACCTCAGACGACGCCGCCCTGCTCGAGTGGGCAAGGCTGCACCAGGAACAGCAGTCGATCGCCGCCCGCAAACGCGCCCTCGAAGCAGTCCTCCTCACCAGGAGACCCAAGTGACCACCACCGAAACCAAGGCCGACGCCGTGATGCGCCTGGCTTTCCCGCCGTGCTGGCCGGTCTCGGCCGCCTTCAAGTCAGGATGTCGCGCCAAGCTCGCTGTGCTTCTCGATGGCGCCGCATCACCCTCGATTCCGTACCTCTATGGCAGCCATGAAGCCGCGCAGTACCTCGACGGCCAGCAGCATGGCGAGACACTCGCCGGCGAGCTGCTCGGCTTCTGCTGCGACCCAAGCCACTCATGACCGCCTACTACTCTTGCGCCGATCTGGCGGCCATGAAACTGCCAGGATTCCCGGCCACGCCAAAGGGCTGGTACGAGCTCGCGAGCCGTGAAGATCTCGAATACCAGGAAGTGAAGGCTGCCGGCGGACGGGGCGGCATCAAACGCCTCTACGCCCCGCCGGCCAAAGCCCTGCCGCTCATCAGCGGGCGCGAATCCGCCCAGCCACAGACCATCGAGCAGCGCCGGCTGCAGCGAATCGTCGCCTCGCTGGCCGAGATCGAAGCAGACATCGCCGCCGACCAGGTCGCGCGGCAGAAACAGGCAGAAACCGTCCTTGCCGGCATTGCCCGCCTCACCGATCGCGAATCCTTCAGCCTTCAGGCGCATTGCCAGATCGCCCAATCCTGGCAAATATGGTTCTGCGCCATCAAGCCGCCGCTGAAAAAATCCGCCTCGTGGGAGCCCTACGCCGACGCCTACAACGCCCGCGAAATCCCGATGGCTGAAGCCATCCGCGAAGCCTTCCCGCAAGTATCCCCGCGCTCCGTCCAGCGCTGGGTCTACGAATACGAACGCGGCCACCTCGACGCCCTCGTCGATCGCCGCAGCGCCGCCCGGCAACGCCGCAGCAACACCGCCTTCAACGCCGCCCCGCTCCTGGCCGCCGCCGCCTCCAAGATGCTGCTCGACAAGCCCGGCATCCGCACCCAGCAGCTCATCAACCTCCTCGCCACCGCCGCCACCCACCCAGAGACCGGCGAACAGCTCTTCACACCGCCCACCTACGGCCAGGTTCACCGCTTCCAGCGGGCATGGATCGCCGACCATCGCGACCTCTACCTGCGCGCCACCAACCCCGATGCGTGGAAGAACCAAAACATGCTCGCCTTCGGCAGCCGCTCCGAAGACGTCACCGCACTCAACCAACGCTGGGAGATGGACGCCACCCCGGCCGACTGGCTCCTCATCGACGCCAACGGAAAAAAGCGCCGTTACACCGTCTCCGTCATCATCGACGTCTGGAGCCGCCGCATCCTCATCATTGTCTCGCGCACCCCCAAGACCGTCACCCACTGCTTCGCCCTGCGCGCCGCGCTCCTCGCCTGGGGCGTCCCCGCCGAGATCGTCACCGACAACGGCCAGGACTACCAGAGCGACCACTTCCGGCGCGTCCTCGCCGCCCTCGGCATCGCCCACCTCACCACCGCCCCGTTCAGCCCCGAAGAGAAGCCGCACGTCGAGCGCGCCATCAAGACCCTCAACCATAGCATCCTCGAGCTGCTGCCCAGCTTCGCCGGCCACTCCGTAGCCGACCGCAAAGCCATCGAATCCCGCGAATCCTTCGCCGCCCGCCTCGCCAAACGCGGCGAAACCATCGACTTTTCCGCCACCGGTGCCGCCCTCACCGGCGCCCAGATGCAGGCCACCATCGACCAGTGGATCGCCGGCATCTACGAGCAACGCCCGCACGGCGCCCTGGCCGGCCTCAGCCCACACGCCAAGGCCGCGAGCTGGACCGGAGAAACCCGCCGCATCGCCGACGAACGCGCCCTCGACCTCCTCCTCGCCCGGCCCGTCGGCGGCGGCCATCGCACCCTGCAGAAAAAGGGCATCCACATCGACGACGCCTGGTTCATCGCCGCCGAGCTGGCCACCATCGACACGGGCAGCCCCGTCGAAGTATTCGAGACCCCGGATCTCGGCCGCGTCGTCGTCTACCACCGCGGAAAATTCTTGTGTATCGCCCAGGCCCCAGAGCGCACCGGCGTCGATCGCCAGGCCATCGCCGAGCAAGCCAGCCAGATACAGCGCGAGCGCATCCAGGCCCAGCGCGCCGAAATCAAGGCCGCGACCAAGGGCCTCCCGAGCACGGACGACGTCGTCCGCCGCCACCTTGCAGAAGCTGCCCGCTCCGCCGGCAAGCTCGTCACCGCCCACTTCGGCGTCAAGGCCGAGCACCACAGCGACGGCCTCGCCGAAGCCGCCAAGGCAGCCGCCGCCATCGCCGGCCCGCGGCCCACCAACCGCGCCGCAGAGCTCTCCGCGCAGGCCCGCGCCGCCATGGCCGAACTGCCCGCCAACGTCACCCCGCACCCCGCATCAAGGGCGCACGCCACCCCGCTCGAAGGCATGACCGCCGCCGAAAAATACGCCCTCTGGCTCGACTACGACGCCCTCGTACAAGCCGCCGGAGGCGACCCGGAAACCCTCCCCGAAGCCTGGCAGCGCCGCTTCTGGAACGGCTTCCCGCAAAGCTCCATTTACCGCGCCCAGGCCGCACTGGCCGGGGCGCAAAAAGAAGCCCGCGGCGGGTAGCAACCGCCGCGGGCCGTTGCCGGCATCCGCCGGCGTCCTCTTCAGAAAGGAACCACAGTATGACCCAAGAAAGCATCCCCGCCAAGACGGTCGCCAACCTCCCCACCGCCGGAGCCGGACAGATCGCCCCCCTGGCCAACATCGGCATCATGGAGCAGGCCCTGCAGCGCCTCAGCGCCCGCAGCATCTCCGACCCCGGCATGATCGTCGTCAGCGGCCCCAGCGGCTACGGCAAGAGCGTCGCCGCCGCCTGGGCCAAGGCCAGGCACCGCGCCTACTACCTCCAACTCGACGACTTCGTCACCAAGAAATCGCTCCTGCTCGCCATCTGCCGCGCCCTCGGCCTCGAAACCAACGGCCAGGCCCCGCGCGGCACCACCGCCGAACTCGCCGACCTCGTCGGCGCCCAGCTCAACGGCAGCCGCCGCGCCCTCATCATCGACGAATTCGACTTCGCAGTCGAAAAGGGCCTCGTCATGTCCATCTTCTCGATCTACGAGAAGTCCAAGGCCAGCATCATCCTCATCGGCGAAGAAGCCCTGCCCGGCAAGCTCAAGCGCTGGGAAAAATTCGACGGCCGCGTCCTCGACACCCTCTATGCCGAAGCCGTCGGCCTCGACGACGCCCGCACCCTCGCGCGCCACAAATACCCCGCGCTCACCTTCGCCGACGACCTCCTCACCCACCTCGTAGAGATCGCCGCCGGCAGCGTCCGCCGCGTCAACAACAACCTCGGCCTCATCCACAACGAAGCCCTCGGCCTCGGCTGGGACACCGTCGACCTCACCACCTGGCAGAACTACAGCCACAGCGGCGCCGCCGCCCCCGCCCTGCAGCTCCCCGACGTCAAGAGGAGGGCGCGCTGATGTCCCGCCAGCCCGCAATCCTCGAACTCGTCGGCGGGAAAAGCCGCCGGCAGCGCATCTGGGAAGCCATCCGCCGGCTATCCTGGCAAGGAGACGGATACCTCACCGTCGAGCGCATCGCCCGCGCCGCCAAGGTCCAAGTCGACCCCGTCCGCTACGCCATGAAAGGCTGGCTCGCCGCCGGCCACATCCAGATCGTACCCGGCATCGCCGCTGGCCGCATCGGCGTTAACCGCGTCTACATCCTGGCAAAAGATAACGGCGTCGAAGCCCCGCGCGTGCGCCCGGACGGCCAGGAAATCACCCAGGGTCGCGGCACCGAAGCCCTCTGGGCCGGCGCCACCGCCCTCGACAGCTTCACTGCCGACCTCATCGCCGAAATCGCCCAGGTGCGCGGCACCACCGCCCGCACCTGGTGCGGGCTCCTCGCCAAGGCCGGCTACCTCGAAACCCTCGCCGAAGGCAAAGGCACCGGCCGCGGCGGCACCCCGGCCACCTACCGCGTCGCCACTGCCCACCGCGACAAACCCCGCGCCCCCATGATCACCCGGCTCAAGGCCATCTACGACCCCAACATCCACCAGATCGTCTGGGCGGAAGGGGCCGACGACGCCGCCGAAGCCATCGACGCCGGCGAGGTGCTCTGATGCCGACCAAGCAGCCCTACATGACCGAACGTTGGTTCCGCCTCCTGGAAAAAGCCGTCGCCGAAGAACCGCGCGGCAAGGCCGGCGTCGTCGATCGCCTCCTCGCCGCCGGCGCCCAGCGCGTCAGCCGCACCCAGTTGAGCCTCGTGCTGTCCGGCACCTACCCGGCCAGCCCGGAGCGCCTAGCAGCCAAGGTCCTAGCCGTCTACGACCGCCACCCCTGCCCATACCTTGGCGCCGACGTCTCCATCGACCACTGCATTGCCATCACCCGCGGCCCCGTCCCCACCTGGGACCCCGCCGCCCTCGACAACCGCCGCGTCTGCCAGACCTGCCCGCACAAGCCCCAGCAGCCAGCCACCAGCGAAGGAGGAAGCAAGTGAACGCCAACCATCAGACCACCGCCGCCGCCGGCCGCGAAGCCGCCGTCCAGGCCGTCATCCTGCCGAAGATGGACATCGACCACGTCAAGGCCCTGCAGGACCTCGCCGAAGTCCTGTCCGCCGTCCTCTGCGATGTCCCCGACCGCATCCACAAGGCTGCCCTGCGCGACGCCCTGCAGACCATCCTCGACGTCGCCATCGAGAACGACCACCGCGGCAGCTACCACCTGTTCAGCCAGTTCGGCGCCGAAGAGGAGGGCTCCCCCGCATGAAAACCGCCACCACCGCCCGCCGCAGCAGCGGCACCACCCGCGGCAAGCTCCTCGCACGGCTGCACTGCATCAAGCACGAGCGCACCTGGAGCGACGACGAATACCGCGACATCCTGCACGGCCTCACCGGCAAGCGCAGCGCCGCCGACCTCGACTTCGCCGCCCTCGACCGCGTCGTCTCCGTCCTCGGCGCCCGCAGCGCCACCGTCGCCGCATCCGTCGCCGCGCCCCCCGGAGACTGGGACCTCATCGCCAACGCAACCCCGGAAAAACGCCCGCTTCTGCGCAAGATCGCCGCCACCTGCACCGCCATCGGTGCCACCCGCGCCTACGCCGAAGGCGTCGCCTCCAGGCAGTCCGGAGGCATCGAACGGCGCCTCGAAATGTGCAGCTACGACGAGCTGTACCGCGTCGCCGTCGCCCTCGCCAACACCCAGCGCAGCCGCCCGCGCAAGGCCGCAGCCACCGCTGCTGCCGCCACCCAACCCACCGCCGCCGAAGTGACCGCATGAGCGCCCACATCATCCCCATCCCCAGCAGCCGCCGCCCGGAACTCCTCCCGGACCCCGTCGCCGACCACCAGCCGGCGCACTTCCACGGCACCCAGTGCGACTTCGCCACCTGGCTCGCCAAGCTCGAGCGCACGCTCCGCTGGCTCGACCGCAACGCCGTCCCGGCCATAGCCTTCGCCTGCTCCAGCCGCAAGGGCGCCCGCGTCCACGTCCGCAGCACCCCGCGGCTGCGCGAAATGCTGCGCGACGAAACCCACAGCACCGGCCACCGCGCCGACGCCGTCAGCCGCTGGGAGATGTTCCAGGCCCGCGACCCATCCACCGGCGTCCTCATCGTCTGGGAAGAAGACACCCGAGGAGGGCACTGAGATGACCGCCCACACCACCGCCGCCGCCGCCATCATCGGCTGGAGCGCCATCGCCTACGCCCTGCTGCTGCTCATCCTCGCCGTCGCCGTCCTCATCGACGCCCGCTGGCTCCAGACCGTCACCCGCACCTGGCGCCGCATCATCCGCGCCTGGATCATCTGGCGCTACCTCGGCCGCCCATGGCGCATCGCCATCGACCGCGCCTGGAGGATCGAGCCATGACCGGTCGGCGCAAGATCCCGTACCCCACCAGTCTCGACGCCCTCAGCGAATTCGATCGCCAGCTCGTCGACATGTGCCGGCAAGGCAAGGACTACACCGCGATCGCCCGAAAGCTCGGAGTACACCCCACAACCATCTCCGA